ACGACTCGGTTTCGGCTTCGCTATAAGGTACAGGACCACTTTCATGCCTTCATGTCTCAGTCAGGTTTTACCAATCCCGTGAGTCTTGCATGGGAACTTCTTCCGTTCTCCTTCGTAGTCGATTGGTTCCTGCCCATCGGGCCTTACCTCGAATCTCTTGATTCTTGGGGAGGCCTTATTTTGCTTGATGGGTGTGAAACAACCTTCTCGAGAGGTAGCATGGATTATTCGAGATATTACGTCGGTCAAAGTTGGCCCGACGGCATTTTCAATCCGGACTTGTCCTGGAAGCAAACTGGTTCTCTAGGCGAAGACCATATCTTGTTAAATCGCTCAAGTTTGAGCGACTTTCCGAGCCTTGGTTTTCCAACCTTTAAGAACCCATTTACTCTAGGACATACCTTAAATGGTTTAGCCCTTTTGAAATCTGCTTTCGGACGTTGACTCTGCCCGACGTACAAGCATATCTCTTCCATCTTTTTAGAGGAAATTTTCATGTCGGCTTTTGGCCAAGTGAAAACCTATCGCCCTGCGAATTCCTCGGACACATTGGACCAGCATACTATCGCTGGTGCTTCGTACGTCCGAACGAATAGCGCAACGATAGGAGTGACTCACACGTATGACCCCGAAGGTTATGTCGCTGACAGACCTGGTGTTGCGCGGTGGGTTGACCGATCTTCTGGTATCCAGGTCGGTTATCCGTGGATCGAGTTGCAAGTACGCCGGCCCCTTCAACAAGGGCCTCGCATAAATCGCATTACTCTGGTCCATGCCATCCCAACTTTGGAGCAGACGTCTCCGTCAACAGCTAGCGGGATCCAACCCGCTCCGCTGAAGGCGTATGACCACATCTTCAAAGGCGAATGGCTGTTTCCGGAAAGAGGTGCGCGCTGGGAGCGTCTCGCGATGCTCACAACTCTCATCTCGATCTTGCATCAGTCGGTCAATGCGTCGGATGATGTCCCGACAGATCTCACCCTAACACCGATGAGATCTTGCCTTTTGGACTTCGACCGCCCGTACTGACCTTCATTCGCTACCCTTTATTGGGTGAAAGGATGGTTACTATGCGTGTTACCCACCGTAGTACTGGAGTCCTTACCGGCTTCAGAAAATACCGTGTAAAGCCTCGTCTTACCGACTTGGTGATCAAAGAGTATCTGCAGTCTCTCGATTGTCCTAGAGCGTTAACCGTTTGGCTCATGTTCTCTTCTGGAGAGCACGACCAATTGGCAAAGCTCAAGTTCAATCCTCTTTCCTACTCTAACGAGCAGGATACTAGAGACGCTTACTTCGCGTCGAAATTCCTTTCGAAGTATAAGGGATTTAACATCCCTGACCTCGATCTGAAAGCCGTCGCGATCGCGAAATTCCGTGAAACCGAACTTCGCTGTAAGGTTGTCAACCGCCATTTTAGATCTGTGTCTGGCCACCCCATGTTTGGGGGTGACCTCGTTTGGCTGCACAATGCAGTTAGGCGAAAAATCTCACAAATCCTTGGCGACTTTGACGCGGCAGAACTTTTTGAATCTCCTGATTGGGGTCCTGGTGCGTCTACTTTAATACGTAGACTAAACGCCAGTCCACAACAGAAGTTCCGGTGTGAAACCGGAATAACGCGTGACCTCTATGATCTATTCACCAACGAAACTTTTGAGGCAAGTTATCCTCATTGGTTTAGTCATCTGAGTGGTGGGAGTGATTACCCGTCATTTCAGGTAGGGAATAAGATCATAACTGTCCCCAAGGATGCATCTACGGACCGTGTTATCGCCATTGAGCCTGGAATCAATCTCTGGTTCCAGAAGTCTATTGGCGAAATGATACGTAGACGTTTACTTGGGTTTGGGGTCGACTTGCGCCATCAAGAGAGAAATCAGCAGCTCGCTCGTTCTGGTAGTAAAACATCAGAGCTTACGACTGTCGATTTTTCATCTGCTAGCGATACAATTTCCTCTGCCGTCGTTGAGGAGTTACTACCTCCACGGTGGTTTTGGCTATTGGATTCTTGTCGATCTCATTTTGGTTTGCTCGAGGGTCAAGCGATGAAGTGGGAGAAGTTCTCCTCAATGGGGAACGGCTTCACTTTTCCGCTTGAGACATTGATCTTCCACGCTTGTGCTCTTGCGTGTGTCGACTATGTCGGAGCTGACCCTAATCAGGTTAGCACCTATGGCGACGATGTTGTTCTACCGTCACCTGCCTTCGAGCTTTACTCCCGGCTAGTGGAATTCTACGGCTTCTCCGTGAACTTTGAGAAATCACATTCTCTTGGTTCTTTCCGGGAAAGCTGTGGGGCCCACTATTACCGCGGGCGAGACATTAAGCCTGTATACTTTCGTAATACACTCGTCGGTATAGAGACGGTTTACCGTCTCTATAACGCTATTCGACGGCTCGCAAAACGGCAAGGTGTTCTTTGCTGTGATGAAAGATTCCGTTCGGTAGCAGATCTCCTCCTCTTTTCGGTGCCAAAGGCTTTGCGCCTGAGGATACCGGATGGATTTGGAGATGGTGGTTTCATCAGTAACTTCGATGAAGCCACTCCGTCACGCCTTCGGGGGAAACACTCTACTCATGAGGGTTACTCCTTTAGGCAATACGGCACCGTAAATAATACTTACGTCGACGAGGGGCCCGGCTACTTCCTTGCTGAGCTCTGGCGTTTGTCTCGGCGTTCCGCATCTTTCGATAGCGGAACGGTAAAACCAGGGGGGTTCTTGATTCGGACACCAGTTCTTCCATGTAATTGGTTGAATTTGATGTACAACCTCAAAAATCCCCTGGCTCTACTAGAAGCGATTCAGGATGCACCTCCTGACGGAGATCCGTTAGTGGGACGTAACACGGTCCCAACTCATCGTACCTCCTTCAGACTCCTGAATAGTAGAGCTAGACAGTGGCACGATCTCGGGCCTTGGCTGTGAAGCCACGCCGTGATCGATTGGTCGGCCCCTAGTTTTGTTTACTAGGGCTTTCTAGCTTTTTAGCTAGTGGATGGGCTGTTACTTTCC